AATTACTTGATAAGCACCCTTGTTATAGGCAGGTGCTACTGTGAACGTTGCATCTTCTGTATAACTACGATCTGGAGCTGCACACGTACCTACACCACTATCCGCAGATTTATACTCTATAGTATCTCTACGATATGTACTGGAAACCTGCAAGGGTTCAAACTTGGGGGTGTAAGACTTAGACGTAGGCAAAGGCTTGCGCTTTCTACCTGAGCTAGTGTGTCGTAAACTGCCGAATGTAAGTGCCATTTGCTTCTCTCCTCTTATTTATCCGTATATTATACGCAAAAGAAGATAAAAAGTCAAGAAATATTTTTAAAGATCATCAATATCTTCGCCAGTCTTGTGCGAGGAATCATCTTTCTCTTGAGGAGTCATTGCAGTCTCTGGGCCGATCTTTAGGCTGTCCCAATCTACTTTAGAACTGAAGGAGTTCATGGAAGCTGAACGCATTTTTACACAGTTAAATGTAATGCACTCGTCCTCATGATCCCAAGTCTCCAAAGCATAAGCGGCATCTGCCGCATCAAGAATACCTTTAGCGAATCGTGCTTCACCAGTTGCGTCTGTTTGGTAGGGAGATATTACAGTACAGTCATACTCTTGTGCCATTGACTTCAATGCTTTACTTACTTCAATCTGTTCAGTCCAATCGTACTGACCTCCACGAGAAGGTAGACTAGACCGCTTTACCTGATTAATATAGTCAACAATAATGACGCCAACATTCAAGGGCTTAACTTTTTTGTCAAGCTCTGCACGAATCTTGGAGAGAGTGAGAGATGCATCATACACTACGTCCAACTGCTGAGTCGGGAGAAGCTCGCAGGTGTTTTTTAGTGATGTATGCAACTTCTCAAAGTCACGGTGTTGTCTATACTCCTTCAAGCGATCTTGTCCATCAACATAACGACCTGCCCACCACGTAGCTACTTTCTCCCACTCGGTAACACTCAGATTCTGAGTACGGAGGCGAGAAAAAGGAACTTCTGTAGCGATAGAACAGCATCGTTGGAGGATCGACCGACTATCCATCTCAATAGTGAAATACATAGCCGATCTACCTGAAGCGTAAACACTGGTTGCAATGTTTGCACAAATGACAGATTTACCAGCACCCCGTTTACCACCGAACATAACAAGATCTCTAGGAGAAAACTTTATGTCGTGGTCGTACTCTTCATTGAGTCCGAGGGCCATATACCTGGCTAAATCTTCTTCTGGCTCAAACAAGTCAATACGTTGCATACTTTCTTGTGGGTCTTCGAGATCAACCTTATCTTCAACGTCTAGGACGATCTGATGTAGGTGGTTTACTGATTCCTGGGCATTTTCAAATGCAACAGAGTTTTCAATATAATCTTCGAGTGAGTCCAGAATTTCTTTTTGAGTGTATTCGTTCTTCAGATACTCAAGAAGCATCTGAGGGTCTGCATCGACCTCCACTGCTTCCACTGCGTACAGTTTCTCACGAGTAGCTGAATCACGAATCTCAAACTTTAGATCTTCAATCGTAGGCATTCTATGGAACTCTTCGCAATGCTTATCAATAATCTTATACAGACTATGATACTCAGTTGCAAAGTATTGCTTATGCGCCACACTCCAGGTCTGAAAGTCCTGTAGTGTAAGCACTTGCTTAATAAGCGCACTAGCGATGTTCAATTGAAAGTCTCCCGATTTCAAATCTAAAATGTAGGGTAGACCCCGAAGAGTCTACCCTTGTGTGTAACTAAGAAGGATTAAGCTGAAGCTTTTTCTTTCTTAGAAGCGCCATCATAGTCAGCGGCTGAAAGGCCACGACGAGTGAGCATAGTCTTAACGCCACGGGCGGTCTTACCAATTTGCTCTGCGATAGCTTCGACAGTCTGGCTACCAATGTCAACGATGTCAGCCAAAGGATCTTCCTTAGAAGCGCCTTTAGTAACTTCCTGCTTAGGGATAGCGTCAATGTCGCCTGAACGAAGCAAGCTAAGAGCTTTACCACGTACAGAGTTTACTGAACGGTCAAGAGCAGTTGCGATTGCTTCAACAAAAGCACCGTCCTGTACCATGCCAATGAAAGTAGTCTCTTCAGCTTCAGAGTACGTGCGTACAGCTTCAACTTTAGGAGCAGGCTTAACATGGCCAGTAAGTTCCATAGACAAAATCTTGCCTTGGATTGACTTAGCTGAGAATGCGCCATCTTCGAAATGACCTGCAATCTCTGCATAAGTGTATTCGCCGCTGTTGCCAGAAACAAAAGCTGCGAGGGTAGCTTCTTGAGCATCAGTAAATGCGCGTGAAGCACTGGCAGAAGCCAGTTCTACTTCGTGACCCATCTTGCGCAATTTGCTTGAGATAGAACGAGTAGAGGTTTCAAGATCAACAGCTGCTTCTGCAACAGTTGCTTGAGATACGGGGCTTTCGCCGCCGACAAATTCAGTTAGTTGAGCTGTACGCTCTTCAGTCCACTTAGGTAGTGCCATTATATTATTCTCCGGTAAGAATTTTAAGGTTAGTTACAATTTGAACGCCAGCATCTCTGGCCTTCTTGGTTTTTGCGGACTCTATTCCGCTTTCGTTTACTAAGATAGTTACATCTTTGGTCAAACTTGATTTTACATTAAGTCCTACTGCTTCCAAAGCTGCGTGAGCTTCCGCTTTAGTTTTGTAGCTTATCAACTTGCCTGTGATACATACAGTGTTGACTGAGGTATTAACAGGCTTGCTCTCAGACCTTACAAACTTAAAGGTAAAAGGTAGCATATTTACTTGATAGAATTCCATCTCTAACCACTGTAAAAGGTTGGCTGTAGATTTCTCACCGAGACCGGCTTCGCGACAGATATCATAGTCTATTTCATCTATATCAATGCAAACTTTTGATAGTTTATTCGCTGCTGTCTTCCCAATAAGAGGAATACTAAACGCTGGTAATAGTACGTTTAGGGGTGCACTCTTGGAGCGTTGTAGCTCATCTACTAACTTTGCTGCTAACTTCTCAGATCCGAGTCCCTCAGCTATGTCAACGGCAGTCAGTTCATAAATCTCCTCAAGAGATTGTAAGTCTAACTTAGCGATTGACTTAGGGCCAAGACCTTTAATCTTAAGAGTCTTTGCAAAGTGTTCGATGAGCTTAGCAACTTTCTCACCACAATGTGCGTTTTTACAATACAGAAGATGGTTGACTTCTTCTAACACCGAACTACAGCTTGGGCAGTTTGTGGGGGCTTCGATTATGGTCATCGTGATTCCTCTGAAATTGAATACGTATTATACGGAGTTTTAAGGTTATTGTCAAGAACTATTTTTTTCAAGGTAGCAATCAATCCAAGCGTCTCACAATGCGAGGTATGATTTCACCAGAACGTATAACTTCTACTTTACAACCTAACTCTAAATCAAGGTCGCGGATATACTCAATATTGTGCAGAGTAGCTCTCGATACTGTAGCTTCACCTATAACACAAGGCTCTAAGATAGCTACAGGACTGACAACACCGCTTTTACCCAACTGCCATACTACTTCCAACAGTGTGGTCTCCACTCCAGCAACCTGCTCTTTTAGAGCAAAGGCACCTCGTGGGTGTTTAGAAGTATGACCTAACTCATCGTACTTTTCATTAGACTTGATACGAAACACTATACCATCGGTAGGATAGTCTACTGCCTTGAAGCGAGTAACCACATTTAAGCCAAACTTGTGCAAGATCTCAAGAGAGCAAGCATAGTTTTGTGCAAGGTGTGGAGTCGCATCATACGCAACAAATACTAAGGGGCGAGTTCTGAACTCTTCAAGACCCGAAAGTCCTTTAAGTCCGAGCGACCCCGAAGCGAAATTACGAGAGTTAGGTACACTGCTTGGGGCAACAACCTCTCCTGTGATCTGAATAAGACGAGTATCGTTAATCTCGTTAGGGACTAACTCACGCATCTTATCAGTAATGTCGCGGCCTTGAATACCGTCCCCACGAGTGAGGGCGAGTTCCAGGATGCCGTTGACATATAGCAGAGATACTGCTGCACCATCCAACTTAGGAGTATGCTGACACTCTTTGACATTAAGAGGAGCTTTGTCTATGTCGAAACACTTCTGCAAAGAGTACATTTGATACGTATGCGAAATCGCGTCAGTAACAGTGTAACCTACTTTGTTATAGCTATGTCGGTCTGCGAGAATATCAAATTCCGCATCAGAGATAGCAGGTGTACCTTCATAGTACAACTTACTCATTCTGTCTAAAAAGTCCTGCATGGTATTCTCCTAAATAAGAAAGTATATTATACTGGACTTTAGCAAGATTGTCAAGAACTATTTATACAGATCCTGGATAAGATCGGAGAAATGTTCTTCTATCAAGCTCTTGGATTCTGCTAAGGATAATATCTCTATT